CCACGAAGAGGAGAAAAATTTGTAACGAGAAAGATTACAAAATGGATCGGAGAATTTGTAAAAAGTGGAAAAAGTGCTGACTTCCCAAAACTTAGATTAGGAAATCTTGACGCACATAGAGATTGGGGATACGCAGGAGACTATTGTGAAGCCATGTGGATGATGCTACAGCAAGACTGTCCCGATGATTATGTGATATGCACAGGACACACATATACTATTAGAGAATTTTTAGATGTTGCATTTAAAGAGATTGGTATTAATAATTGGTCTGACTATGTAGTTCAAGACGCAGAGTTTTACAGGCCAGCGGAAGTAGATTATCTACGAGGAGATTGTAGTAAAGCTAATACTAAGCTGGGATGGACACCAAAACATTCATTCGAGGATCTAGTTAAAATGATGGTACAACATGATATACAATGAAAATTTACAAAATACAAATATGCATGGTCTCGGTTATAGCAAGATTAAAGACATATGAACTAGGCAACTATAATTCATCTACACCCGTTGTGTTTGTAGAGGCTAACGACCCAGATGGAGCGTGCTACAGAGCCACTCATGATTTAGCTAAAATACTGCTGAAAAAAGACCACTCAATAGATTCTATAAATTTTATAAAAGAGATCATGCACGACGTAAGGATAATTAAAATAGAGTGTCCAAATGAAAAGGAATTATGAAGATCCAGTTTACAGAGACTGGCGAATTAAAGTATACAAAAGGGATAATTTTACATGTCAAATGCCGGGTTGTTCAAATAAGAGATACCTAAATGCCCACCATATACAAAAGTGGGCTTCAGCTTCTACCTTGAGATATGATATTGATAATGGGATTACTCTATGTAGATTTTGCCACAAAAAAGTCACGGGGCATGAACAACATTATCAAGGTTTATTTCAAAGTATAGTGAGAAAAAATAATGGGTAAATACAAAAAAGCGCCGAACTACACAGTAGTTAGAGACTCTAGAGAGCAAAGGGGCTACTTCTTTAAGAAGTTTAATACCTGTAATGGAACTGTGCAAAAAAAACTTGATACAGGCGATTATTCTATATTAGGTCTAGAAGATAAAGTTTGTATAGAAAGAAAAGCCAGTGTATCAGAGATAGCAATGAATCTTGGGAAAGAAAAGTATGCATTTTATAACGAAATAGAAAGAATGAGGGAATATGAACATAAATACATTATATGCGAATTCTCAATGGAAGATGTTTTAAAATTCCCAGAAGGCGCAAATATACCAAGAGAACTAAGAGATAAAGTTAAAATCACAGGAAAATACATACTCAGATGCTTAATGGAGTTTTCCGTATTTAATAATGTCCACGTAATATTCGCAGGCTCAGAAACTGGTGCTTTTCACTTGACTAGCAGTCTGCTTAAAAGAATTAACGAAAAGTACACCATAGGGCAAAAATCATGACTGCAAACAGAGATCTCATATCAGAGATACACATGTATGGAATTGATGTAAAAAATAGGGAAATATATATAAATGAATTTGACGACTCAGGAGAAAAAGCGGGTGTTGACCACCGTATGCTTCAAACATTCTACAAAAACATAAACTTCTTAAAAAATCAAAGCAAAGAACCTATAACAATACACATGCAGACAGTTGGTGGCTGCTGGTATTCTGGAATGGGTATATACGACGCCATAAAAAACTGTAAATGTAGAACAACCTTCATAGCTTATGGGCAGCTATGCTCTATGGGTACTGTGATAATACAGGCTGCTAGAAGAAGGTTTATAACACCTAATTCTATATTCATGTGTCACTTTGGCTCAACAGACCTGTCTGGCGACTATTTAAGTTCTCAGAATTATTCAGCCGTAGACAAAATAAATGCAGATAAAATGATAACAATATATGCAGAGCAATGCTGCAAATTCGGGGAGTTCTTTCTAGAAAGAGAGTACAACCTTTCTAAAACTAAATCATTCATAAAAAGAAAGATGAAAGACGGAGACTGGTACATGAACGCTGAAGAAGCGGTATACTATGGATTCGTAGATGGGATATATAAATGAACAGAAAATTAAAACAAATAGATGAAGCTTGGCTTAAAATAGATGTAAATGATAAAGATCTATTTAATCCTATGGATATACTAAAAACATCAGACGATGATTTCCATTTAAAATTATCATGGTTAATGACAAGGCCAGAGTATTTTTCCTTCTTAGTAAAGCAAATATTCAACATACAGATATTACCATCCCAAGCCCTCATACTCAATGAGCTATGGAATAGAAAATTCCCCATGCTTATAGCAAGCCGAGGTTTCGGTAAGTCTTTCATGCTATCACTTTACTCCATGTTAAGAGCGCTACTAATACCAAATCGTAAAGTCGTAGTAGTTGGAGCTGCATTTAGACAGTCTAAAGTTCTGTTTGAGTACATGGAAACCATTTGGAATAATTCACCTATTTTGAGGGATATCTGTGACAGTAACAGTGGACCACGTAGAGATGTTGACCGTTGTGTTATGCGTATTAATGATTCAAGGGTCACTTGCTTACCACTTGGTGATGGACAGAAAATTAGAGGACAAAGAGCTAATGATATTATCAGTGATGAGTTTGCTTCTATTCCTCGTGATATTTTTGAAACTGTCGTTGCCGGTTTTGCTGCTGTTAGTTCAGACCCAATAGAAAATGTAAAGCGATTAGCATCCGAGAAAAAGGCGCAAGAACTTGGTATAAACATAAAAGAAAAAGATGAAAATGAACTAGAAAACAAAGACAATCAAATTATATTAAGCGGAACTGCTTATTATGATTTTAACCATTTTTCAGATTACTGGAAAAGATGGAAATCCATTATTAGAAGTAAAGGCGAAACAAGTAAACTAAGAGACATATTTGGTGGTGATGACCCTCCAGAAAATTTTGACTGGAAGGAATATTCTATTATGAGAATACCATATGAATTATTACCAGATGGCTTCATGGATTCCTCACAGGTCGCTAGATCTAAAGCAACTGTTCACGCTGGTATTTATCAAATGGAGTTTGGGGCGGTGTTTACGCGCGACTCAGAGGGCTTCTTTAAAAGATCCTTAATAGAATCCTGCGTAGCAAATGAAAAAGATCCAATCAAAGATAGTAAAGGCAATGAAGTAATATTTGAAGCAAGATTAATAGGAGATAAAAACAAACAATATGTTTTTGGTGTTGACCCCGCGTCCGAGGTTGATAATTTTAGCATTATTGTTTTAGAGTTAAATAGTGACCATAGAAGAATTGTTCATTGCTGGACAACCAACAGATCTGAACATAAGGAGAAAGTTAAAAGAGGTTACTCCACAGAGACTGATTTTTATTCATATTGCGCTCGAAAAATACGAGACTTAATGAAATTATTCCCTTGTGTACACATAGCTATGGACGCTCAAGGTGGCGGCATTGCGGTCATGGAGTCCTTACACGATAAAGACAAATTACAAGATGGAGAAATAGAAATATGGCCCGTTATTGATGAAGATAAACCTAAAGATACGGACGACCAAAGAGGGCTTCATATTCTTGAGATGTGTCAATTTGCAAAGTATGACTGGTTAGCAGAAGCTAATCACGGTCTAAGAAAAGACTTAGAAGACAAGGTTATTATATTCCCTAAGTTTGACTCCATAACACTTGGTATATCAAATGTCGAAGATGGCATGAAGGGTAGGATGTACGATACATTAGAGGAGTGCGTTATGGATATAGAAGAGCTTAAAGATGAATTATCTATGATACAAATGACACAAACTTCTAACGGCAGAGACAGGTGGGATACGCCAGAAGTCGTTGTAGCCGCTGGAAAAAAGAGTAAAATGCGAAAAGACCGTTACTCATCTTTAATTATGGCAAACATGGCGGCTAGAATTATAGCGCGAACACCAGAGCAAGAAGCTTATCAATTCTTTGGTGGTTTTGCTTCATCATTACCCTCAGATTCTAAACAAAAAAATAAAAGCACTATGTTCTCTGGTCCTAATTGGTTCACAGATAATATGAAAGATATTTACTAATCTGTGTATAATAAGATAACAATTGAATACCATTCCAATTACTATCAAGGGCTAACATGAACGAAGAAAGATCTTTAATCACTTGGAACGATTCTGACGCCTCAAGCAAGGCGATGGCTTTTCAACAATTTGCAGAGGCAGGTCAAAACTATGCCGGTGTAACCAAGGGTAGTCATTATAGAGACTTCCGAGATATTGAGACAAATAAAAGCGTTAGGCCCGGATTCACCAATAATGACTACTATGCTTTTCGTCCAGATGAAAAAGTTCCCCACAAGCAAAAGCGCATTATTAAAATGTGCATGGATGCATACGATAAGGTTGGTGTAATTAGAAATGTTATCGACCTAATGGGTGATTTTACATGCCAAGGTATAAATATTGTCCACGAAAATAAAAGTGTAGAAAAATTTTATCAGCAATGGTTTAAAAAATGCTCTGGCAAAGAAAGATCAGAAAGATTTTCTAATTTATTATATAGATCTGGTCAAGTCATAGCTTACCGTAGCTATGCAAATATAACTCCAGAGATTGTTAAATATATCAAGTCTATGGGCCAAGACATAACTGTAGAAGTTCCTAATTTTGAGAAAAATCAAGTTCCTTGGAGATATAATTTCTTTAACCCGCTATCCGTAGACATAAAAGATAGTCAACTCAACCTATTTATAGGTAGAAACAGGTTTGAAATTCGCACACATTCTTTATTAGATAATTTTAAAGATGGTTCAATACCTGCCCACGTCTTAGAAACTCTTCCTCCAGAGCTTAAACAAAAGATTCAACAGGGCCAAAGAAGCGTTGAGCTTGATCCAGAAAGAGTATCCGTATTTTATTATAAAAAAGACGATTGGACAAACTGGGCTAACCCCCTGATATATGCTATCTTAGATGATATTATAATGCTAGAGAAAATGAGACTGGCAGACCTTTCTGCACTTGACGGCGCTATATCTAATATCAGACTTTGGACTCTCGGAAACTTAGATCATAAAATTCTTCCAAACAAGGCTGCTATTAATAAACTTAGAGATATACTTGCTAGTAATGTAGGTGGCGGTACAATGGAACTGGTTTGGGGGCCAGAGCTTTCCTATACCGAGTCCAATAGCCAAGTTTATAAATTCTTAGGTTCTGAAAAATATAGCTCTGTCTTGAATAGTATTTATGCTGGACTTGGCGTTCCTCCGACGCTAACAGGTATAGCTGGAAATGGAGGTGGTTTCACCAACAACTTTATATCATTAAAAACATTGGTAGAAAGACTACAATATGGCAGAGATCAACTAACTAAATTTTGGGAACAAGAATGTGAGATAGTAAGAAAAGCAATGGGCTTCAGAAAATCTCCACACATTGTATATGACCAGATGAGTCTTTCTGATGAGTCAGCAGAGAAAAATCTTCTTATACAACTTGCAGACAGGGATATCATATCTCACGAAACTATTCTTGAGAGATTTAAAGAAGTTCCGTCTGTAGAAAAGATGAGATTAAAGAGAGAAGACAAGGATCGTCAAAGAGACAACATACCAGAAAAAGCTAGCCCCTTTCATAACCCTAATCATCAAAAGGATCTTGAAAAGATTGAAAAACAAGGAAAGGTAACGGAAAGAATACAAAAACAAAAAGAGTCTCAAAAACCTGTCAATCCAAACGGAAGACCTCAAAATAAAATCGACGAAGGGCCGAGAAAGAAAAGAACAGAAACCCCCAAATCAACACCCGGCGTTGCAGAAGTTATTGTATGGGCCAATGATAAGTATGAAGTGATATCTTCTCTGATAAATAAAGCATATCTATCATCCAATAATAAAAAGAACATGAGACAGCTAACCAGATCGGAAGTAAAAGATATAGAGTCTATCAAATTAGATGTTCTTTCAAACATTGAATTTATGGGAACCTGCTCAGAAGAAGAAATTATATCTTGCTTGAATTCTAAAAAAAGATTGCCAATCAAAATTAAAAATTCTTTAAAAAACCAAAACATAAATCCAGAATCTATGAACCTAGAAGATTACAAAAGACGCGCTATTTCTGCATTTATTGAGTATTCTTTGGATAGTTGATTTACAGTTTTAATAAAAAAAATAAATTTTTGTGTATATTATCTGTAGAGGTGAAATATGACAATAAAAGTATATCAACATGAAATAAACGATGGTATTGGCGAACTCGTTAAGAGTACCGCCAGTGTTGCCTATTGCTCTGAGGCATCAGTAAGAACAAACGTAACTGAAGCTGATGTTATACACGCCGCTGAGAAAATTGTTGCAGAAAACAAAGATCAAGTAGACCTATACTATTTAGAGTCTGTACTGGTCTCTTGTGGCTGGAATAAGAATGACGACGTGTTCATGCCAGAGACAACTTGGGCAGCTAGAAACACACCAGAGGATAAACAGTTTAATTTTATGCACGATGAAAATGACATCATCGGACATATTACTGGTAGCTACGTCCTAACAAAAGACGGAAAGGCTGTTGGAAATGATGATGAAATGCCTGAAGATTTTGACATCATTACTCAAGCTGTTCTTTATAATAGCTGGACTGGCGAAGAGAATAGAGAAAGGATGGAGAAAATAATCTCCGAAATTCAAGAGGGAAAATGGTATGTCTCAATGGAATGTTTATTTGCTGGTTTTGACTACGCTCTAACTAGCCAAGACGGATCTAAGAAAGTTTTGGCTAGAGATGAAGAGTCAGCTTTCCTAACAAAACATTTAAGAGCATACGGAGGATCAGGTGAATATGAAGGTTATAAATTAGGGCGCGCTCTAAAAAATATTGCTTTTTCTGGCAAAGGATTGGTTTCTAAGCCAGCCAACCCCAGAAGCGTTATATTAAAAAGTGTAGCGTTTAACGTAGATGACAATCCCGTTTTCGACATAGGAGAATTTAATATGTCTGATAATTTGCTAGAAAAGCAGTTGGAAGAGGTTCGCGCTGAACTCGCTACTGCTAAAGCTGAAAACGAGGCTATTAAAGCTCAAATCGAAGAAGCAAAAGATAAAGAGTTTGCTTCCAAGGTTCAGGCTTTTGAAGCTGACATTGAAGCTAAAGACAGCAGCATTGCTGAACTAGAAGAGAGCATCAAGAGTACTCAAGCTCGTGTTGCAGAATTGGAAGACGCTCTAGCTAAATCTCAAGAAGATCTAGCATCTGCTAAAGAGCATATGGAAGAAATGAAAAAGAAAGAAAAGATGGAAAAGCGTAAAGCTGCTCTTGTAGAAGCAGGTTTTGAAGCAGAAGACGTAGAAGATGCACTAGCTGCATTTGACGGACTTGCTGACGAAGCGTTTGATTCCGTTGTTGCCATGTATGGCAAGAAAGAGAAAGCCAAAAAAGACAAAGAAGCAGAAGCCGGTATGCCTCCTGAAATGAAGGAAGCTATCGAAAAGAAGAAAAAAGAAAAAGAAGCCAAAGCCGATGAAGAAGAAGCCGAGGCAGAAGTAACTCCAGAACTTCTTGCGGATGTAGAGACATCTGAAGCAACTTTGATTGAAGCTGCACCTGAAGTCGATGAAGTAGAATCAACAAGAGCTAGTATCTCTAACTGGCTTGAATCAAATGTTCTCAACAAAAATAAGTAATTTTCATAGGAGATTAAACTATGGCTCTTAAAGCAGATAGATACGAAGAATCAACAGACATTAGCTTCTTCTATAACGCAGGCACCGCAACTCGCGGTGGAGTCGTTTTATTGAACGCCGCTAATGCTTCTGGTGCAGCAATGGACCAAGGTGCTAACTTGGTAGAATATGCCGCAGCTACAACTGGTACTGTTCCTGTCGGAATCCTTCTTAACGACGTTGTTAACAAGGATCTTACTAGAACTCATCTTAATCAATACAAAGATGAAGTACAAAAAGGCGGTAAAGTTACTGTCTTGACTCGTGGTTGGATTGTAACTAACAACCTTGACGCTGTTACTATTGCTCCGGGTGAAGTTGCTTACGCATCTGCAACCGCTGGAAACCTAACAAACGTTTCAACCGCAGGTCAAGCTGTCGGGCGTTTCATGTCAGCTCAAGATGCTGATGGTTACGCTAAAGTTTACGTCAATCTTCCAAGCCTTGGTTAATAAATAAATAGGAGATATAATAATGTCATATACAGAAAGACCTAGCGAAGAATTTCTTAATGTTCTTCGCAAATCCGGCGACGGAAACCTTGAGACCGCAATGGCGGCTCAGAGAGAATTTGCTGTTGCCCTAGAAACCCCTTTGCGTAAAGGCGTTCTTGTTGGTAATATTCTTGGTAATATTTTTGAGAAGATTAGTGTAGAGCCGGGTGGAAGCACCGAGTATCCATTGGATCTTATCAGTCCCGGACTTGAAGGTGAGCATGTTGCTTACACCAATCCCGGTCACGGTCGTAT